TGATGGCTCGGTTAGGATCCATACCAGACATAATGCCGTAACGTACATCTACACCATACTCGCCTTTAATATCACGAGATGGAACATACTTGAGTGTATAAGGTGTACCGTCATCGGTTCCCTTAATCTGCTTAGTTACATTACCAAAGATCTTCTCATCTACTTCAAAGCATAGAGATACCATCTCAGTAAACAAGCGAGCAAACTGTGCTTGCGCTGCTTTAACCTGTGTATCAAATCCTGCTTGTAGTGCTTGTACACCACGACCAGTTACAACAGAGGCATCAATATTACCTGAGCGAGTTTCTGGATAACGAGCACCCATACGAAGTTCACGCTCTAGTACACCAGACTCTGTAAATACACCTGCTGGTAGTTCTAATGGAACTCTACGGATACCTTGTGGATTAGCAGAGCGCATAATCGCATCTGGTCCCAAAGCAAGTTCTTGTACATCTTGTGGAATAGCAATAGGTGCTTGAATAGATTTCTCAGCAGCTTGAATTTGCAATACTGCAAAGCGAGCACGGGCTAACTGAACAGATAGGATGTCATCAAATTGACCACGAGCCTCACCATCTAATGATGATCTCATTGCTACATTTGCTAGACACTTACCTACTGGGTTAGGTACATTAGCTAATATTAAATTCTGACGTTCTGGTAGGAATATTAGATCTTGATCTTTATCGTGGTAACGAACTAAAGATACTGCTGGGGATCCTTGTTGCCATCTATTTTGTGGCATAATCTGGGTAGCGTACTCTGGGTACTGCGCTGCTAAAGTCTCAGCATCGGTAGTAACAACCTGTACTAAAGATACAGTTCTACCAAAGCGATCCATCTCAGGATATACACCAAAAGGATTTAGTAAACGAATACGAGGATTGTTTGTCTCGTAATCCATTTCAATCATTGCTGGCAACATACCGTAGGTATTAAACCAGTCAGCACCCTGATACATCTGGATCTGTAGATCAGATGAGGTTACATAATAATTAGCAATACGAGTTCTCATATCAGCAGCACGGCGCTGAGTATCAGATACCATATTGGTTGCAGAGCAGTTAAAGGATGGCAGTGGTGCCATTACCTCTGCTAAGTCTCTTGCTGCTACATCTACGAAGTTAGCAACTAGTGGCTTTGGATAATCCTCGGAAAACATAGATGGATATACTTTTGATATATCACCTTGGCGTACTGACAAAACATCACGCATCCGTTGATCACGGGCTGCATATCTAGTCTGTATACGAGCCGCCTTAGCGACTACCTCTTTTGGTGTTAACAATTATTTATCCTTACTAAGGTTGATTACTTTCCGCCCATAATTTTCTTTTCGGCAGCTTTAACTTTCCTAGCAACAGTTCTATTAACTACAGCCTCACCACGAACAGCAGTTCTACCACGTTCTGCTTGAATAGTTTTTTGTACAATAGGAATTAATTTTTGTTGTAACTTAGAATATTGAGCTGATGAAAGATTTAAATCTTTTAGACCTTTGTTTACATAAGATCTTGCTGCTGCAGATACAGCACCTGAGGATGCTCTATTGCTTGCTCTAAATGATCTTACCTTTTCGCTTTCGCCTCTTGCCATTATATCTCCTTAGTTAGATGAATGTTTTATCTTTTTGTAGTAGTAGTTCGTCTATGTTTATAACCATACGTTTAGATTTTTCTCTATTAGATAGGAACGGATTCTTCATATGGTGGTGTTGGTACTGACCGTAGTTGATCATCTCTCTTGCCCTGATCTCGCAGAACCAAAGCGCCATCACCATATCGGTCTTACCCTTAGTGGCAGGTGACCAAGTTATCAACTGCTCTATAAGAGCCTTGACGTTCTCGGTTTGATCACTAGGCAAATGAATCAGATTATCTCTGTGGTGTTTGCCATCGTGCTGCTTTGTTCCAAACAGTGTAGACATAGAGGCCACACCGAATCCTGAGTCCCACTTGTTATTACCTGTGTGGTGTTCCTTTAGAACAACTCCACGAGTTGCAAGATGTTGGCGGATACCCTCATCCTGCGTTAGGAAAGATTGGAAAGCGTTACGCTCTACGATCCATTCGCTAGGCTTGTATAGCTCAGTCCAGTCAAATATTAACTGGCGGATCTGCGCTGGAGTCGGCCTTGTAATCTTGATAGCATCAACAATAAAACGCTTATTGGTAGAACGATCAACAGCATAACAAATAGCAGCAGTGTCCCCAACCATTGCAGGGTCCAAACCACAAATATAAGTAAAGCCTTGAGTATCTTTAGGATGACCTGGATAGCCTGGATTTAAACCACCACTCTTTCGCATACCATCAATAGATCCTCTAACACATACTGGATCAAAGACTGCATCATCTGATATATCTTGTTGCTGATAGATGAGCGCCCAAGTTGAGGCATCCATTGATTGACGTTCGTTAAATAAATTTCTACCAGACCAGCGAGGATATAGACCTTCCTCATTCTTGTCTGTTTCCTCTTGCCCATCAAAGGGTTGATCAGAGGCAGGCCATAAGGTAACCCACTTATCGGGATCCTCATTAGCATCTAATAATGCTGGCATTGCTAGATAGGTCCAAGGTACTAGGCCACCAGGATATCTATCAGGGTTGCGTAACTCCTTGTATAAATCTACAGAGGCTACACGGGTACCAATAATAATTAACTTGCCGGTAGGGTTAAGACGAGATCTAACATCTTGTGTTAACCACTTGATCTGCCGTTCAAAGTCATTGGCATTAGATAAAGTAACAGCATCATCTACTATGATCATATCTGCTCGTTTACCGTAGATCTGACCGCCAATACCAACTGCTTCTATATTGGGATCCTTCTCACTGGATTCACGCAATTCATCCCCGAAGGTAACACGGGTCGCTTGCCAGGAGGCGCTCTTAGATTTGAACCCTACGCCAGCAGCGTATGCTGCTTGTAGGTCCTCGTACATCGGGTGAGTCAGTCGTTGCTTGATGGCGTAGAGAAAGTCACCAGCTAATCGCTGGGTCTGTGAAACTATTAAAACTCTAAAGTTTGGGTTCTGACATAGTAGCCAAGTTACGTAGTCAACTGTAATGGTAATTGACTTGGCGTGGTTAGGAGGTATGTTTAAAAGTATGCGGTTGTTATTTAGACCCTTCTCATACTTCATATTAGGATGAAGCCAGCCTGGGTCATTACCCTCTATTACATCAACTAGATTTTGTTGATGGGGGAAGGTTGCGTTATGAAGGAAGCGTTGCCGAAACTCTGCAAAGGTAAGATCGTGAACATCACTAGAGGCGAAGGATTTATCTCTTAGACCTAACCTAGTTCTATCCATCTTATCTGCGAAGACCTTGTCGGTCCTGCGGTAGTACTCGTAAGTCTTTATAGATTTGCCGGCTGAGGCACAGCCTTGCTCAACTGTCATACCCTCTGCCACGCAACCAAGTATTATTCGCTTGGCTATATCGGCTGAGTTTTCAGCCATTATTTTTTCTTAGGCTTAGGAGGGTTTTTCTGTCCAGCCTTATAAGCTACTACTGCTGTACCACCTGTGACTAATGCTGCCTTGGCCTTCTGTGCTCCAATGATAGGTGCTGCAGCTTTAATAGCTGCTCGTTCTGCATCTCGCATTGTTCTATAATTCTTACCCTCTATAGCGGCCTTAATAGCTTTAAGTTGACCTGGGGTTAAATCTGCTTTCTTAAATTTAATTTTAGCAGCCTCTGGCATAATACCTTTACCGCCAGCTTTGCTGGTTACGGTAGTAGGGCCTTGGACTTTAACAGTCTTGGTTGCGCCTTTACCTGTAGGAGTTTTAGTTCCAATATTCTTTGCCACGTTTTGGGCTGTCTTAATTCCCACTTTTGCTGCTTGCTTTTTGCCGAGTTGCGTAGCTGCAACTCTACCGATTGTTATTGCTATCGGTATTAGTGGTACTGCCATTGTATCCTCCTGTGGATAAAGCTGTGGATAAGCGCCGTAATTGAAATCTTTGATTTTATTAATGGGCAGAATATTATACTGGAGAGAATATTACACTACACCTGCCGCTTGCGTATGTTGTTCGGTAACTCCCGAAGGAGCCACAGCGACTGAGGGGTAAACCTCGTCTTGCCCTTAGGGGGCATCGCCGAGGTTTCACCGAGGCGAGGTGGTCGTAAAACTCATCACTCCCCGTTTTACTCCCCTACTATATATAAGGCGGGAAATATACTTGAATTCCCGTTTTTACACAAAAAATCTTTCTAAATGTGACGAACCTCACTTACAAAGTATATCAAATCGGACATTACGGACATATACGGGTAGCTTCACTTTAGTCAAAATATTTATTTGGGGAGTACAGTAACCATTGCGCCCGAAAGTTAAAGGGTGGGGTCGGTTTGTCCCGTTATGTCCGTATTGTGTAGATATAGCAAGCCTAAACCCACACAATCTAAGGAGATTATGCCAACGGTTGAGCGTGTATCGGTGGCGGTTGGTGGCAGATTGTTAAGGGTTGAGCCGTATTAGTTAATAAGTCAGGGCGGACACCACAACGGGCAGACTGTGGCACTCTCCCCCATCTTTTAATGACCCCAAACCAAAGCCATCAGGACCAACCGATCAACCAACCCCAAACCCTTTGCCCCCTTAATTTGCCCTACCTCTTACCCCTTCCCCTTCCACTAATCGGCCTCTACGGCCAACCTCGCCCCTCTCTTTTCTGCCCTTCCCCACCTTTTTGGTGGGGCTACGCCTAAAGC